TCTCTGACGCGATAGCTCGATTTGATCGCAAGATCGCACGTAAAGAAGCTAACAAGCAATCTATTCGTGTTCGAGCTGCAGGATTGGAAGGGTCCCTGTCTGCCCTAGAGTTCTTACAAAGAATTCGTTGGAAAGCGTCTCGGGCTCTCCGCATTATCGAGTTGCGCAAGCGACTTGAGAATGCGCGTAAGCGGGAGAAGAGAGCGTCTAAGTCTCTACAAGAGGCCATCGACACTCATTCTCGCCGCCAACAGATCGCTGCGTCTATCCGACGTGCAAAGCAGGCTATCGGAACGAATCGTCGCGCCTCTGGCGCAACGTTCGTCCCTGGGACTTACCTTGGTGAGCCCCGGCGAACGTCTTATACGGAGCTTAGCCCCGGAGGCGTTCGCGATTTAGACCTGGGCACGGCACCAGCGGAAACCGTCGTCCTGTCACACACTAGCCGATACCAGATGTTTAAGGCCCTCAAAGCCAAAAAGCTTCCGGTCCCTTGGCTTCCGTACACGCGTGTCGTCGAAAAGACGACATCTATGTCCGGACGCATGGTTCATGTCCCCCAACCCGGGTGGCTTGAATCTGCCAGTGGTCCTTTAGTTCCGGTCGGTTTCCCGGCGTCGATACTCGGTACGTCCATAGCTAGCATCCCGTCGCAAGATGTGGTTGCTGGCGATGTGGGCACCGAGCTCTTGAGCAAGACCCTCACGCTCATTACTGAGAACGACTTTGATGTTCTCACTCAGCTCGTGGAGTTCCGCGAGACTCGAGAGATGGGTAAAGATCTCCTCCATCAGGCGCGAGCCTGGATGGAGACCCATGCCGACCTCTCAGCGAAGGTCGGGAAGTTCAAAGCGGGTTCGAGGCTGCTGCCTTTCATTGCAGCTTCTACTTGGCTCAGCTACCAGCTGGCCATGAAACCCCTTGCGAAGGCGATCGAGGATATCGGCAGCTTCGAATCGTTTCCAGCTAACTTTCAAGTCACGGTTTCCGGCGCAAGCCGTCCCCGTGTCATGCGAGTCTGGGAGCAGTCCGTTGTATATGACGATGGTCTTTGGAAAGCTGACGTTCTGCGGCAGGCGAAGTTTCGTCGCAGATATGGCTTCACTTTCGATGTTACTAACCCCGCTGTGTTTGCGGAGAACCAGCTCCATCTTAGAGAGCCCTTGTCGGCGATCTGGGAAGGTATAACCCTATCATTTGCTGTGGACTACTTCGTGAAAATCGGAGAATTCATCCGCGCCTGTGAACAAAAGGCAGCTGTTCTCTCGTCTGGAAAGCTAACTGAAGCTTGGATCATTACCAACTTCGACCGCAAGGTCACTGTGTCACCGAGGAGCAATTCTCAGATGGCATGGGGGTTAGACGACCCCGTGATTTGGTCTTCAAAGTCCTATTCACGCGCACAAACCGCGACGCTGCCCAGTACTACTGGCATCCGTCTTGCATACCCTAGACCTTCCTCTGACAATGGAAGGACGCAGTGGCTAACTCTAGCGGCGTTACTTACGACGCTGGGGCTCAGTCCGGTTGACAAAATCGTCCGGTCTACTCCTTCGCTACCGCGTTTCTCGTCACGACAGGATTTTCTTGAGCATTGGATTCGCTCGCCTGTCGGTTACTCTACCCTGAGCCCTTTGGCTCAGTCGGACTTACGTCGCAACCTTGCGCGTCGTGAGGCGGCCCTAATGAGGCCGTAGCCCCCCAACCTCAACCACCAAAACTAAAATGCAACAAGCGAACTTCACCATCCCGGATGGCGCCGCTACCCCGACGAACTTCACGTTCACGGCGATGGCAGCCTCTCTCTCCCTCAACCCTGACGGGTCGATGGAGGGAATTGCCTATTGGAAGTGCCTCAGCGGCACGACCGAAGCGGCGCGTCCCACGGCTGTGATCCGTTCCGTTTTCCCGAACCCTGGCAAGGCCAACGCCTTCATCGTCCACAAGCTTGTGGCGAAGATCCCCACCATGAACACGGTGGGTGTCAACGACCAAGGTGTTACTCCGGCGACGGAACAGGCGTACTTCGACCAACTCAAGGCCGAGGTCCGATTCTCGCAACGCACCTCCACTGTCGTGGTGGCCTCTCGTGCTGTCCTCTTCGCGAACTTGTTCGCGAATTTCACCGCAACCGCGGCCGGTGTTGGCACAGCCATCATCTCGGCCTCGCAGCCGTACAACTGACCGTGGACATCGCTGTCAACGTCCAGTATGACGGTCTGGTATTCCTCACGGAGTCCCGGGTCGTCAACGGTGAGTGCAGGGTTCGAGACCAAGCAGGGCAACCTGTTCCGGTTTCGATCCGAGGACCTCTCTGTCGTTATGTGTTCCACCAGTGCTCATGCGCCGGTGTGCCCGTGACGTCCTTCGACTGGGGCGACCCAATCGAAGAGCTGCCGATTTAAGGCTTAAGCAGCTACCCATCAGCCCCACCAGTGACCGGGGTGCCTTCACTAACCTGGACCATAGTTATGCTAACTGCCGACTTTTCCAAACATGTTGCTGTGCGCAGCTTCTTCGCCCTCTGTAAAGGGGCGGACACTGCTACATCGCTGGGCCTCTGGCTCTGCGTGAAACATGGCGACTACCAGGCTTTGGTGACTCACGTCATCAGCCCGAAGCACTACGTGGATCAGCACGCCACCCGATTGGGCGGGGTGATCGCGCGACAAGGTGTCCGCACTTTTGAACGCGATTATGCCTGCATCTCGTACCTACGCAAGGCGGAGTTTCTTCCGCTCGGCGTCGATACAGAACGTGCCGCACTTACCTCTTTTGAGGCTGACGAGCAGGGGAACTATGAAATCAATGCTTGGTGGCGGAATGACCGCCCAGGTATTGAGTCGGATGTTGCTCATGTACTGGACCTCGCGGCCCGGAACATAAACTACTTGTTAGAACGTGCAGGTTCCTCGAGAGCGCAAGCTCTCTTGGATTATTCCCGCTTCGGTCCTGGCTCGACGGCTTTGCTGCCGCGAGACCGCGCGACGTTAGTGAGAAAGACGCTCTTTGTCGGCGACGTTACACCAGGGGCATTCATGCTTGCTTCGCACCTGATTGGGTCTGACCCAGTTAGATTTGAGGCAGTCACCGGCATCCGGCCGGTCGGCCCTGTTTGCCTGCTTCGAAGCGGGCTTAACCGCGTGTGGCGTCCTCGTCTTAAGTTAACATCGTCCGGTGTAGAACCGGTAACTCGAGACGGGATGCTTGTCGGTAAATGGGACGTGGGCAACCACTACCACGACAAGCTGGTATTTGTTCCAAAGGATGCGACAACAGCTCGGACTATCACCGCGCAAGCGGGTGTGAATCTAGAGTTGCAGTATGGAGTTGCTAAAATACTCAGCTCCGCACTTCGCATCTGGGGCATTGATCTCACCTCGCAAGAGGCGAATCAGAAAGCAGCGTCCTGCTGCTATGACCCGTTAGCTGCTCCGGAATCTACATCCGGAGATGCCACAGTCGATCTCCGTAACGCGAGCAATCGCAATGCGAAGGTACCTGTGAGATTTCTTCTCGGGGGGGGTGAGGCTTCGCGCCGTATCCTCTCCGTGATGGAATCTTTGCGTGGGCAGACATGGGTTCACCCTGTGTCTGGTCGGGTCACACCTTATCAGATGTTCTCCGCCATGGGGAATGGTTTTACGTTCGAGCTTGAGACGCTAATATTCGCGTCTATTGCTCGAGTGTGTGCCGGTAAGGATGCCCACCGCGTTCTGGTTTTCGGGGACGACATCGTCTGCCCTAAGAGTAGTGTTCCACTCCTGACCCGTTGCCTCGCGGCTATTGGTCACACTGTCAACGGACGCAAGTCCTACAGCGACGGGCTCTTCTACGAGTCCTGCGGAGACCACTTCTTTGAAGGAAAGTATGTTACACCTGCTTATCAGAAGTCTGAACCCTCCACGGCGCCTGAGTGCATTCGCGCTCATAATCGTCTTGTGCGTCTTGCTTACCGACTGTCACTTCACAATGACAGTAGGGGAGAGCAGTGTGTCCTTGAAAGTTGGCTCAAGCCGGCTTGCAAGACTTATTACACACACGCCTTGACGTCGCCTGAGCTATTCCCTAAGGGTGTACCGTTGCAGCCTCTGGCTCGCACTCGGATCCCCCTTCCGTTGCAAACGGAATGCAGCCATACGCTTAACCGCGTCCTCGGCTCATTTAAGGGAGAGTTGGTGCCTTCGCAAGCACCGGTGGGACACTTGTACGAGGGAGATTCCGGCTTTGCGGTCGGACAACACCTCATTGGGGCCGAGGGTACTCTCTCGGTTAAGTACAAGTGGCGGTCAGGTTGCTTCACTGCGACTGGCTTCAGTGAGATCTACCCGACTGTCGATTGGCGTCACCGCCCAATCTACTTGGATCTCGCGGCGTACGCTTCATGGCTTCGGTCCCCCTTGAAAGGGGCCGTAGCTGCGGAGCGTTATGAACAGACAATCAAGCTCTCTCGTTCCACGTACTGGGACGGGTGGGCAGAGCTGGAATGGTTACCCAGCTGATTGGCCTAGTCGACAAGCCGGCCTCACGGCCGGCGAGTTGTGGTAAGAATTAAACTTCTTTAAACCACACTCCCAAAGGGGG